CTATCTTTGTGGTATCTTTTCCAACAAAGCTATTATATTTTCCTTTATTTTACCTACATCACGCTTCCAAACTGTTTCATTCATTCCCTTACTGTATTCAGGATATGGCATTTCAGGACGAACGAATTTAAAGCCTTTACACAAAGGATAAATGTAACGATGTGTCTTTACTTGGTAAGTCTTAAAATCGCCACACAGATAGGCTATATTAGCCCGTACGTAGCCTGTTGTATTTGTGGTATTGGTTAACATTTGTTCGTGTGTCACTTCGCCCGTCCTTTGATTAACCATAAACTTAGTGTAATGGTAACCGTAATACCTGAAGTTTGCAGCTTTGTAGATGGTACCACAACCTAAACGGCCATCAGCAAAAGACTGAACGGCCACAAGGGTTTTATCCATACGGCGCAAAAGCTTAATTGAAGCACCGATTAGTACCGTTTCGGCATTCATTCCCAAACTGTCATCAATCCACATACGGTTTAATTCACACATCCAGCCTTCAGGGTTGGGGTGTTCAAACAATTGTGCGTTTTGGTTCTTTACATAGCCATACACCGCAACGCCTAAACAGTCATCGGGGCTTTCTTCTTTAAATATGCCAAAGTTGTACACGCCAAACCCGGCATTGTTCCATTTATGGCTATAATGGTTTTTGATGATCATTTCTTTTGCTAACTGTTTGTCAACGGGCTTGATGATCAGGTTGCCCAAAGTTGTTGTTGATTTTCGTATAATATATTCCATTAGCTTGCTATCTTTGTATTCTCACTAAAACAAATGCGTATAACTCCATTAAGGCTTTCGCCCCGGTTGGTGCTATACGCATTCTTTTTGTTTTAGTGAGACATTACGAAGAGAGCCGGGGCGTTAATTATCCAGCTTCAGGCTGTTCAGCTGGTGCCGGGGCGTGTTCGGCGGCAATTGCTGAAAATTCTGCAACCACGGCACTTACAACATCTGCATCATAATCACCATTGCTAAAAATCGCCTGAACCTGGTTATCAATCTTGCTAACAAAGACTGATGAATTACCTTTGGCACCGCTAACGGTTACTTTTGGTAATAGAACGCCATTTTCGGTTTCATACTCGAAGTTTAAATTAAAGTCGTTAACACTCATAGTGTCTTTAAACTTTGTCGTTTTACTTGTGTTGGTTCTTGCTGTATTAGGCATTTTCTGTTTCCTCCTTTACTTCTTTATTTTCTATTGATTTGTTGTTTAAATACGCTATAATTTGCGATTGGGCAAATGGCTTGTAGTAAGGCACCGCCGTAACGATGTGTACAATTTCTGCCAATTCCTGTTCAGTTACTTCAGCTTCGTTACCAGCGTGAAGAGTTCGTGCAATGTCGCTTACTTCAATGCTGGTAGCATTGGTGAAGATGATATTGCCAATTTGCTTAGGTAAGTCATCTACCTTGTAGACAACGCCGTTTAAGTCTTTAATTTCAATTGCTTTTAAATCTATTTTCATTAGTACTCTATTGTTATTGGCACCCCGTTGTATTGTTGTGGCGACCACGTGTTAACCCAAAAATCATTGATATAATACCCATCAGAATATACCATTCCGGAACTACCCCAAATTGAAGTGCTTGAATTAAAGCTTCCGTTTTGTGTGCTTACGTGAAAGTTTAATGTAACACCGGTTGGCAATGCAACTTCTTGACCTGTCACATCGTAAACCGTGTAATTAACTGAATATGTATCATTACTTATCACAATTCGATATTCCGGCATTTGGCAGTAGCCATAATTATTAGCATTGCTTTGTGCTTGCGCTAAAGCAGCCTGATAAGCAGCCGTGTTTGCTTCCGCTTGTGTCAATCGTTTATAGGTATCAGCTGGCACGGTGTAACTGTGAGTGGTACCAACTTCACCATTACCGCAAGGGCTATATTGCACCGTGGCCGTTTGCGCCGTATTTCCGTAAAGGGTAACATTTACTTCAGTCGGGTTATTGTCTAAAACTAAAACCTGCCTTCCGTTCATATTTACATACTTGATGTACCCATTTCGTAGCTGATTTACGGTACCTGCATCATTCACACCACGCAAATAAATGTGGCCGCTCATAACCTCTAAGGCAATGTTTTCATCACTGTTTTTTGCTTCTAAGACTAAAGCCCTGTTTTTTTGACGGTAAACGGCACCCGAACCATTTAAGGCACTTGCAGGCATATAGGTTTGTGCAGTATTCAGGATGTTGTTTTTAAGCACTAGCGTATCTTTATACGACAACCCGGAAGATGCAGGGTAATAACCTAAATTGATTGACATTTCATCAGTCTGATCAGCCGAATTACCAACCTTTCTAAAAAGCTGGTAAGCGGTGTAAAGCATAATATTGCTACTGTTTAAATCCCAGCTGTTAGGGTTGTCCGAATTAGAACCAGCAACCAAACTTTGATTAACGATATTAAAACCGCCAATATAACCTTGCGTTGCCGCTACTTTTGTGGCCACAATATCTAAAGCAGTGATGTAAGCAGCATTAACGATGTTTGACTTAATGTAATTGGCATCTAAAAGCGTGGTTTTTATCATCCCATTTTCTATAATGGTGCTTCCCAGCTTTGAAAGTTCAACTACATCTTGATATGCTAAAGATTTTAAACTTGCTGTTAAGGCGGCATAACTTGCGTTAGCAACATCAGCGGCATTTTTAGCTACATTAATTGCACTTTGCACATCTTCCGGTGCAGGCGTCCAATCTGTAGCCTTGTTGCCAACTTCAACTTTGATCAATTTAATTGAGATGTCAAAAGTTGACCCCGTGTAGCATTCAAACAAAAATCTTGTTAGCTGTGTACCAACGATAATATTTGACAATAAAGCCGTACCTACAATTTTTGTCCAGCTTTGATTTGATGGAATATTTGTATAAGCAATGGAATTGTTCCCATTAGCTGTAGCACTTAAAATAAGTGGTACTGACGTGTTGTTTTTAACCCAAAAAGATAATGTTACTAATTCACTTGATGCTACATACTGACTGAAAAGTGGTGTATAAACGTAACCGGCATTTATACCGATTATTCTTAATTCATTGCTATTCTCAACATACAAATTGGAAATATTACTAACAGCATCATAGCCCGCAACCGATTTTATCTCACCGTTAGGCTGGTAGTTTCTCCCACCTACTTTTATACCGTTAACCAACTGTTGCGAAAGGCTGTTTGCCGCCGCTTGTGCTGCATCTGCCTTCGCTTGTGCATCGCTGGCCGCTGAAGCTATTGCATTTGCTTGTGCTGCATTTGCTTTACTTTGCGCCGAATTATCAGCATAGGTTTGTGCAGATGTTAGGGTTGTCTGACTTTTGGTATCGGTATAGCCAGCGGCCGCCGCTTGCGCTGCATTAGCCTTATTTTGCGCATCGCTTGACGCCGTAGCTACTGCGTTGTTTTGTGCTGCATTTGCTAAGTTTTGGGCTTGTGTAATTGTTGCACCACCTCCATTGATAATAATTTGGGCGGCGTTAATTCTTGCACTATCAATGGTACCACTCTTTATAGCTGAAGCATCAATTTCAAGCGCATTGATATATGCAGCATTCACAATATTGGATTTAATGTAATTGGCATCTAAAAGCGTGGTTTTAATCATCCCGTTTTGAATAATTGTACTCCCCAGCTTGGAAAGCTCAACCACATCTTGAAAAGCCATTGATTTAAGTGATGCTGTTAAAGCAGAATATGCGGCATTAGCCACATCAGCAGCACTTTTAGCAGCATCAATAGAGGCTTGCACATCTTCAATCGCCGGTACCCAGTCTGAAGATTTATTGCCAACTTCTACTTTAATATGCTTAATAGATATGTCAAAAGTTGAAGCTGTATAGCATTCAAACATCAATCTTATTAATTCTGTACCAACAATAACGTTAGATACCAAAAAGGTATTAAATACCTTAAACCAGCTTTGATTTGGGCTTAAATTCGCACTAACGGCCGTATTATTCCCATTCCCGCTTACTAACAGAGTTAAAGGAACAGATGAATTATTTTTAACCCAAAATGAAACTGTCACTGTTTGATCAGATGGTATACTTTGTATGAATTGAGGTGTTAATAAGTAGGAAGCATTACCTCCGGCAATCCGCAATTCATTACTATTATCTATAAAGAAGTTCGGATTATTATTTACCGGAATATAGCCGCTAACTGATCTTACTTCGCCGTTAGGTTGGTAGTTTCTCCCACCTACTTTTAAGTTATTTACCAATTGTTGGGAAAGGCTATTTGCAGCCGCTTGCGCTGCATCAGCTTTTGCCTGCGCATCACTGGCCGCTGAAGCAATGGCATTTGCTTGTGCTGCATTAGCCTTGCTTTGTGCTGAATTATCAGCGTAGGTTTGTGCCGCTGTTAATGTTGCCTGACTTTTGCTGTCAGTGTAACCAGCCGCCGACGCTTGTGCTGCATTAGCTTTATTTTGCGCATCTGTTGATGCAGTGGCCACTGCACTATTTTGTGCAGCATTAGCTTTTGCAGTAGCATCAGCTGAAGCGGTATTTACTGCATTATTTTGCGCTGCATCCGCTTTTGCTTGTGAACCGGTAAGAGTTTCAGCATTACCGCCGGTAACGTGAATTTTCCCTTTTACAAATACGTTTTGGCCAAATAAACCGTAACCGCTTAAAGCACCTAAATCAGCATCAGTAATACCATCTAAACGGCCTAACCTTACTTTTGTCTTACCTGCCAAATTATCAGAGGTTACACCGTCCAAAACATCTAAGTAAGGGGCGTTGGTATCGCTGGCAGTTAAATAAAGTAAGCCTTGACGATTAACATTTGTAGTATTTCCAAATCGTACAACGGTATCACCTGAAGCCGGTAAACCTGTACCAACCTTTGAAGCTTTATCAATAGTGAATGTACCGTTACCAACGGCGGTAACTTTCGCAAAATAATACTTCAGTCCGGTACCGTTCCAAACCTGACAACGCAAAAGGTCATCAACCTGAAAAGGTACAGCAATGGTATTGCCCCCGGTGTCAATTGTACAATCGTAACCGGTTGGGGTTTCAGTAACAGTATCAATTTTTATGGTATCAGTAACAGCAAGCGCACCATTGGTACCGCTTATTTTATTAAGCACCAATTCATATACGTTAAATTGCTTGCGCACGGTTAAATTATCAAAAACAGCATCGCCGTTTTCATCAATTTTAAAGCCCGAACCTAAAGCACCGCTTACATAAGATGTTGATGTGATAGACTTAAAACGTACATCATCAGTTGTACGCAATGGCTGGTTTAAATAGTCTGAAAATTGCCTACCATCCCACATATCAGCATCTAAAGCATAATCAGCTAAATCGGCGTGTAAAGCATTGGTTGCTAAATCGGCAAGCCCTGCTTTAGCTTTAACACCCGAAAGCATTAAATAGCCGTTTTGCTCACTTAGCCTATTTAAAAAGATGTTTTTACGGATTTGGTTAATATCCAGCAATCCGGAACTTTCAATTAACTGCAAAGTGCGTTGCTGTTGGGCGTACTGCCTTATAATTTCGCTTGCGCCAATGCTATCAGAAATTTCAAGTTCGTATTTAGAAGCTGTTTGCAGATCACGCTTAAAACCGGCAATCCTGATTTCACCGTTTATACCTAAATCAGCATCGTAGATGATAACGGTATTACCCAGCACCACGCTAATATTTTGTTGAGCAAACCAAATAGGGTCACAATCTACCGAATAGGCAAAGTTTAATGCTGGGTCACTGTTTTTATTGTAATAAGCTTGTGCAAATGCCAGCAATTTAGCTTCAGCGGCATCTTCCCGTACTTGTGGCATACGAATATCCAATAACACGAACTTATCACCAACCGCCGGGCGTATTAGGTTTGTAGGTAGCTTTAAAGCTTCATCATTATTTTGCTTAATGGTAAATTGTTTTGTTGCATTGTTATAGCTGCTCAACTCAAATTCATAGCCCGCAAGCTGTCCGGTATTAAAGGCAACCTTAGCAGGTGTAGGAAGTGCATAACTGTTTACATCAAAATCAATTGAAGCATCAGAAAATTTATCCCAATTACCATCACCCGCAACAACCGCCGAAACGGTGCCTTCATATTCAGGAAATATGTTTTCAAAAATCTGCGTGGCTTCAATCAAGCCATATAAAGCAACCTTTGCGGTATCTTCAATATAAGTAGCACCGTTTGGCAAAAGCAAGCTTGTAGCACCATAATCAGGGCGCAAATTGCGGGAACCGCCACGAACGTACAACCTGGTTATAATGTTAGCGTTTGATTTGTTTGCACGGGCAATGCTGTATAAGCCTTTGCCTTTGCCATATTCAAACTGCAAACCGCTGGCTTGTTCACGCTTTTGTAAGTGGATGGTTTTATTGTCAATCCAAAATTCAGTTTCAAAGTCTGAAGCCAAACGATTAAGCACCTGCAAACAATTTTCGGCGTTAAAGCTGAAGTTTTGGTAAGGTGTATCATCTACAACGCCAACCGTCCAGCCAGCCGAATGCCTGTTTGCATTTTCAACTATTAAACCCACAATGGTAGCGGCGTTACCCATCAGGTTAAAAACAGGTTCTAAAAGCTGGTTTTGTGCATTAAGAAACTGAAGCTGTACTTTGGCTAAATCATAAAAGACCGCTTCAAATTGAATATTGTATTCATATTTGCGGGCGGCAACTTTTTTAACCGAAGGCATAACGTTAATTCTGTACGTTTCGCCGTAAACCTGTACAAAATCGTTTATTTTAAATTCAACATAAACCGGCAAGGTAAAAGACATATCAACCACACTTTCACCCATTGCCTTTTTGGTTTGGGTGCCGGTTGGTCGAACGGTTTTAATTACCGTTTCAATTCCGTTTAAAAGTCTTTTAATTTGGTAGTTCATCTATGCGAATGGTGTTTTTAAATGTGGATAATCATCCAATAAAATCAAGTTGAAAGTGCAGTGATCGTAATAATCTTTATACTCGCTTACATCACTATACACCAGCTTATAAATTCGGTTGGTACGTTGCACTTTTAAATCAAAATAGCCAGCTGTAACAATCCAGTCTATAAAGTCCTGATGTTTTTGGTTAAAATCGGCTTCGCTGGTGCCTTCTATCATTATTGGAATAGTTAGGGTACGGGTTTCAAACACCCGTGTAGTTAAATCCCTTTCGGTTCCGTTCTCTTCAGGCCAATTATTGGTTAAGCCCTCTTTTACTTTTGCTGGCTTTCTCAATTCCTGATAGGCACCATCTAAAAGCGTAGCACCGTAAACGCTGGCCAATGTGTTGTTAAAGTAAACTGCATCCATAATTAATAGCTGTCTTTAAGTTTTTCCACTACTTTTACAAAGGCATCACCGCTATGCTGATGGTTTACTTTTGCCCGCCCGTAAACATTTACCAATACTTTGCAGGTACCGCTTGCCGTAACGTTCAATTCCACATCATCAAACACATCAATTACAGCGAAGGCATTGTGCGAAACTTCAATTTCGGCTTTGCCAAAATGCTTGATGAAGATTTGGGAAACAGCAAAATCAGTAATGGTTACTTTGGCTTCACAATTACCCAAAAGCACTAACTTTTCAGGGTTTTGAACACCGCAAAAAGTATCAATGAAAATCCCAAATTGGTTAAGCAGGCTTGCGCCGGTAGCTTTCAGAAAGTCTTTATTTGGAAATTCCATTGAAAGGCAAAAATCAATGCCATCAAGAAACATTTGCAGCAATTCCGATTTGCTTTTAGCCTTTTGTATCTTTTCTGCCCACGGTTCGCAAATCCCTTTTTGCTTTGCAGCTTCTAAAACTTCAATATTCAATTTTTTCATGTTTAACCTCCTGCGGCTCTTAAAGCGTTATTGTTATTGTTCATTTTGCTGGCAATTTCCTTCAGGTACGGCAAATAATCTTCCTCAACTTCAGCACTACGGCGGGTGTTATCTTCAATCTTCACCAGCATTAAACCGTTTTGCTTCGCTTGTGCCAATTGTTGCATTGCCGTTTCGTTGCCCTGCTTTTGAAGTTCATTACCTTCGAGGGTCGCAATTCTTTGCCCGCCAAACTGACCGGCTAATAAATCGGCCTGATCAGCGGTAATACCCTTGATGGCGGCACTTACAGTTTTGTCATCAGTTTTAGTATCTACATCGGTTTTAAAAAAATCTTCAAAACCCTGTAAGGCACCCGTCATGCTATCACCGGCACTTTTTAAAATGGCTTTCCATTTGGCGAAGTCAAACCCGGCTACACTATTGCCGTTACCTTTCATATAGGTTGCAAGGGCTTCAGTAAATTCAGATACGGGCTTTTCGATAAACTTTAATTTCAGGCTGTTTTTAACGGCGTTTTGGATAACCTTGTTAAATACATCATCAAACCTACCAGCTGCATCTTCACCCACTTTAAAAGCTTCAGCAAACGCATCAGAAAGGTTGTTTGCCAATTCTTTAAAGCTGGTTTGAACCAACATTTCAGTAACGGCGTTATTGATGTCCTGAATTTTTCCCGGTATCGCATCTAATTCAGATTGCCACGCATCTATTTTACCGGCATCGGCCTTTTTCTTGCCACGCTCTTCATTAATAGATTTTTGTAAAAGCGTTTGCTGTTGACGTAGATTTCTAACCGCTTTTTCACTATCGGCATAGTAGCTTTCGCCAATACTGTTATTGATACCCCTTTCAAGGTCATCGAATGCCTTACCTAAATCCTTTAATTGTTGCTGATAAGCCTTGATGCGCTTTTCAGCCTTTTTATCTTTGAAGTTGAAGAGTTCAAAAGCATTAGTTAATAGATTGATACTACCTTTAACAATATCAACCGGGTTACCGGTAGCAATGCCTTTGGCCAAATCACCTATACCGCCTAACATACCCTGTACGTTGGCCATATCCTTTTGCAGTTGTTCGCTACCAATACCTAAACTGTCAAATCCTTTAGCTACAGAGCCGACAATATCAGCAGCACCATTTGCGGCATCACTTATTGAAAAAGCGGCGTCTTTAAAAGCATCTTTTGCCTTTTTACTATCAGCTGGAACTTCTTTAAGTGTATCACGCCATCTTTTAACGGCATCAATAGAGTTTTTAAACGGGTTGGCAATACTTCCATCCGTGCCGTTAATACGGGCGATGTAGCCGTTTATTTCATCCAACTTTTGCTTATATTCTGCAACTGAAATATTGTTAGCTTTTTTTTCAGCTTCTAATTTCGTTTTCAGCCGTTCCAACTCTTTTAAGGCCGCCCCCCTTGCAAGTGTATCTAAAGCTAAAAGCGTATCCCTGTAACTCGTAACGCTTTCAAAATTGGCAGCACCTTCAGCCTGTATTTTCTCGTTACGGATGCGCTGTAAAATGGCAATTTGTTCAGCCGTTGCTTTTTCGCCCAAAGACTTTACGGAATTTTGGTATTCAATCTGAATATCAAGCAAGCGTTGTGCGTGTGTTTTAGCGGCGGTAAAAGCTTCAGCATATTGCTGGTCAGCCAACTGATCAGCGGCGGTTTTCGCTTCCTGAATTTGTTGCACAAACAATTGTTGGCGTTTGTCCTCAACACTGTTAAAGCTGGTTTTGCCGTCAAATTCTTTATTTAGGTTTTCAAGATACTGTAAGTACGTTTTTTCGGTGTCTATTTGGTTCTTAAAGCGTTCTTTGGCTTTTTCCTCACCAACCAATTTTTTAAAATCTTCAAAGCTGGTGTAAAGCTGTTTTTGCTTTTCAAGTTCTTTTTCAAGGGCTTCGGTTCTTTGGTCATATTCCAAAAAGCCTACTTCCGATTTTTCAGCGGTGTTAAGACGTTCCTTAACCCCAGCGCCTAACTTCAGTTTATCGGCTTCTTTCCTTAACGCTGCGTATTCATCTTGTGCCTTTTTAACTTCGCTTTGGTTTTGGCTAAGTCCTTTACGTTTTATTTCAGCTTCTTTTTCGGCCAGCTTTTTAAGAAAATCTAAACGGTCATTACCCTGCTTTTGCTCAACCTTGTTAAGCTTGCCGGTAATAGCCGCTTTTTCCTGTTCAAGGGCGTTAATCTCTTTTTGAAGCTTGGTGTATTCAGCTTTGGTACTTACGTTTTCCTGCGCTTCCTTTTTAGCCTTAATTTCTTCATCTATAACAGAAACAGTACGCTTAATTTCCGTTTTAATCTCTTTAGGCTTTTTAGCGTTATACTTGGCAATTTCGTTACTTTCATAAGCATCAATATCAGCTAATTGCTTATCAAAGTCAGCGGCTTGCTGTTTTCTTACCTTTTCGTATTCCGATTTATTAAAATCACCTGATTTACCGGTTCTGAAGTTCGCCTTTGCTCTATCCCACCAGCCAATTTTTTCTTCAGCATTACCTGAAAGCAATTCGGCTTTTTGCTTTTGGATTTCAACACGTTTATCAAATGATGCCTGTTTCAAGGCCATCAAATCAATAGAACGGTTATACTCTTCAATGGCTTTTCTGCCCTCTTCAGTACGAAGCTTCGCAAGCGTAAGGTGTCCTAAAAATTCAGGTGATGTTTGATTGATTTTTCTAAGGGCGGCTTCCCTTTCTTTTAGCGTAAGCGTTTCGTTATTGGCCGTTTTAACCAAATCTTCTAATTTCTGCTTATGCTCAATTGTAAGTTTTGTGGCCGTTTCCCTAATGGAGTTAATGTTTTCCTGTGATTTGGCGGCAACATCCATTTTATCAGAAAACACAATCAAAGCCGTAACCAAAGCAGCCAAAGCAGTTGCAGCCGCTACGTACGGATTTGCCAACGTGGTCATGTTTAAAAGCTTTTGCGCTTTTTCTGCCAATACCAACGCACCGTAATGCAATAATTCAACGGCGGTCATCCCTGAAGTGGCCAGCGTATTAGCAATAAGTGCAGCCCTATAAACACCGTAGGTTACAATCAGCACTTTTAAAATGTCGATGATAGTTTGATAGTTTTCTACCATGCTGGCAATAAGTGCAATGCCATCAGATAAAACGCCCTCATTGGCTTTGCCTATGTCGTTTAACATCTGATCCCACGCATCGCCCAAATTTGATATTTGACCCGTAAGCGATTTTGACTGCGCTTCCATCAGGTTGTAAAACTGACCGCCTGCACCTGTCATACGCTCAAATGCCGCCTGAATTTCAGGAAAGCCAACTTTACCAGCACTAACCAAATCTTTGATTTCTTTGGTGTTTTTGCCCATTACATCGGCCAATGCCTGATAAATAGGAATACCACGCCCGGCAAATTGGTTAATATCCATTTGGGTAACACGCCCTGAAGCCTGTAAAGTACCGTACAGGTAAACAATGTCATTAAGAGGTGCAGAAACACCACTTGCCACGTTGCCCAGCATTCTAAGGGTGTCAACTACCACTTCACTTGCGGTACCATAAGCCAACAACTGTTTTGCGCCGCTGGCTGCATCACGTAAACTAAATGGTGTTTTGGCCGCAAGGTCTACAACTTCAGCCATTAAAGCATTAGCCTTTTCCTTTGATTGTAGGATTGTGGTAAATGCTATTTCAAGCTGTTGAAACTCACCACGAACGTTGATAAGTTCCATAACAAACTCTTTAGCCTGGTTGGCAGAAAAAACGCCCGCAACGGTGTAAGACAGTTTTTTAAACGCCCTATCCATTTGGTCAACGTTCTTTTGCGCACCATCGGCCAAACCTGCAATATCTAAACGTGCCTTGCGCACTGCATCCCTTATTGCTGGGTTGTTTATTAAGAAGTCTATATCTAACTGTAAGTCGCTCATTTCGATTTTTTTGATTTGAACCTTGCGGCCAATCCTTTACCGCTTATTTTCTTTTCACCATTCGGGTTAACCTTTACAACTTTAGGTGCATCGGCAAGCATCCACTGTAAACTAATCCAGCTACGCCGCCACATCACATCATTGTAACTCATGTTTGTTTCTTTCATGATCAGATAGATCACGCCGAAAAGGCTATTTAAGCCTACGCTTTTTAACTCCTCTTCGGGTTTGTTTGGCTCGGTATCGGCTCCGTTATTTTCATCTTCTTTGCCGATCTGATAGTATTCATAAAATCCGTGGTGCCGCTAAACAGGATGATGATTTGCGCAAGGCCAAAAAGCTTTTGGGGTGTTAACTTATATTTCAAGTAATAAGCTACCGGGCGATTGAGCAGCCACGGCCAAAAGCGACCTTTGAACATACAAATAGCCACAATTCTTAAAAGTGTTGTGCTATGCTTGATAAGCAAAGCTTCAGCATTTTCAAGTGGCGTTTCCTGCAATTCGGCTTCCGTTATTCCCATCTTCAGGTAAAGGGATGAAATGCGTACCTTATTGCCTAAGCTGGGCTGATACAGATAAAAGGAAAGCTTCTTTTTGCCAAACAATCGAAACAAAAGAGGTGCAACGATTTGCACCCTTACACCTCTTTGAAGCAGCGTTTCAGCTGCTAATAGTTCGATGTTTTCCATTCAACTACTCTTCTGAAGGGTCAGTAACAGTAAAGTCAGCAATTTCTTCTAAACCGGTATCGGTAGGCGTAACCGTAATATCAATCAAGCCAATTGCAGCATCGGCCAAATCAAAGTTTTTTACACCAATCCAGCTACCACGTGGAATTTTAATCAAGGCACCATCAGAGGTTTCAGCAACCAAAGCTTTAATGCGCTCTTTTAATACACCTTTTGGCTTATTCCACGTATCAACACTATTTACGGTTGTTACGGTACCGCCCAAACAAGCCAGCAAACTTGCTGCGCTGGTGTCCATTACGCTAAACTTGATGGTTTCTTCACCATTTTCGTAATGGATTTTTTTAGGTGCCGTTTTACCAGCCTGATAGTGCTTGGTTTGGGTTGGCTCACTTTCGGTAATTTTAAGGGTGTCTTTGTACACCGCTACTTCTACAAGGTTAGAAATTGCCCCTGTTGTCGGGTTAAAATCTCCAACTTTTAAACTTTTTAAACCTGTGTTATATACTGGCATATTTATGTGTTTTAAATGTCGATTAATTAGTTTTTAAATGAGGGCTTGTACATCAAGCACAAGCCCTTTTTCTCTTTGGAAAGCTTACTTTTCTTCAGCTTCCTTTTCGGCAATCTTGGTTTTCAAGGTTTCCGTTTTGATGTTCTTTGCCGGTTCAGAACCAAATAATTCTTTATAGCGATCAATCAAAGCGTTTCTTTCGGCTGCCTGATCTTCAATGCTATCATCAGCCACATCGGCCTTCACTTTTGGATTAGGTACCCAATCAACCTTTTTATCGGTTAAGGTTTTGGCGTGGTTAAGCGCATCGCCTTTATGCTTATCGGTAAAGGCTTGGTTGTCGCTGGTTACGTGAAAACCCGCTTCGTTAGGGTGCTGGCCAAACAATAGCTTTAAAATTTCGTCACGGTTTTGTGCTTTTTCCATTTTTAAAATCTGATTATGTTATAAGATAGACCTACCCCAATGGCAGGCATTAATTTTCGTTGTTGGGGGTCATAGTAATACCCGCCCTGTAAGCCAATACCCCAGCGTGTAGGCTTGTGGCTTTCAATCGTTAGGCTTTGTATTTCGCCTATTGTAATTCGAGGGTCGGGGCTTAAAATGTCCGTATAGTACGTGTAGGGAGACAGGAAATTTTTACGCTTTTTATAATCGTGCCTTACCAGCTTCAAACGCCAATCAATATCAAAGGTGCCGCCCAAACTATCAGGGGTAAACTTTGCGGTTGCGTAGGCATCTTTATACAGGTAGGATTTACGGTTTAAGCTATCTATTACGATGGTTGCACGTAGGTTTTTAGCTTCCAGCTTGCCAATTATTGCCGATGCCTGTTGTAGCCTGCTTGCCTTATCAAAATTGTCAAGTCGCAAGCTGTCAAGCACCTTTTGGCTTACCGGTAGTTTGCTAATGTCACCATTGCTTAAAATGGCATCTTTACGTATGGCCACTGTCTTAGAATAGCCTTGATTGTCTACCGACTGGGCAATTATCTTAGCTTCTGTTTTCGCTTCTGTAATTAGATCAGATGCAGGCTTTGCAATGGTCTGCGTTTCGGGTTTGCGAAATGCTAATTTGAAGGTTAACCAGCCGCAAAGCACAACCATAACGGCAAGGCATAATTTTAAAATATTGTTTTTCATCACTTTGTTAATTTGCTTTTTAAAGGCGATGAAGCTACTGCATGGTTTCATTTCCTTTTTTGTTTATAGTTCTCAATTGCGGTACTGTCTACCGTTTTTTGTATTTGCTCCACTACGCCTTTTTGTACCAAATAGGCTTTAAAAACTTCGTCCTTTTCTTTTCGCTCGGCCTTAACCTGCTTTTGTAAATCAGCCTTTTCAGCTTGGCAGTTTTCGGCGGCTTTGTTGGCATCAATACGCTGGGTTACAAGGACACTAACCAGCACAAGCGTTACCACATACAGGGCATAAGCAAAGGGCGTTTGCGCAATCTCTTTGAGGGTGATTTTTTGTAAACTTTCTTGTATAGGCTCCATTAGTGCGCATTGCTTATTGTGTTAATCCAACTTTCTTTAACCAGGTTGCCACATCGAACGAAGGGCATTCTTTTTTTACGTTCGGAAAATCCCGATGGCCTTTAATTACAGCTTCAGGAAATTGTGTTTTAAATCGCTTGATCAGCTTAGTTTGCGCTTCAATTTGCGCCGGTGTACGGTTGTCTAAAGCCTTTTCTTTAGCATCCACGCCGCCGATGTAGCTGATATGAATACTGTTTGAATTGAACCCGGCAACGCCGTTTGCAATCTGATCAATAGGCAATAAGTTTACAATTTCACCGGTAGGCTTAATAATGAAATGGTAGCCCGGATTTTTCCAACCCAAAACCTTTTTCCAATAGTTTAAAATGCTTTGGATGGTAGTATTTTGAGGTGTGGCCGTGCAGTGAAGCACGATGTACTTAATTACTCTCATTGATTTTTAAGGTTATGCGGGGCGGCGTGCCGTCCCCGCTATTTGATTATTAACCTGTGTGCGTTTTAGGACTTACGCCCTGAAGCGATTGCCGCAATTTTCTGCAAGCGTTTAGGACACGCCACGAAATAGTGACGGTAGTTCAATTCGTTGCTTTGGTTACGGGTGTCGGTTTTGGCATCTTTGAAATACTGCTTAGTGAAGCCGGTTTTCTTAGCCACGTTTGATACCACGAAGGCAAAAGAACCTTGCGTTTGCGTAGAAGTTGGAGTTGCTCCAAAAGCTAACTTAGTAGTACCGTTGTAGTTCGGATTGTCGGCATAGCGGTGTAAATCAAAACCTAAGATGCGTGGTGCTGGTGAACCTTCTTTGTAGTTAACCAACTGATCACCGAAGTTTTTACGGTCTAACAGTAAGTCGTTCCAATGGTCATCACACAAAACCAACCTTCTACCTTGTGCAGGCATTTTAGGCGTTGCACTGTCGCAAGCTGCTTTAAAGGCAACTAAATCTTCATACGTCATTTTCAGACGGTCACCGGTAGCGGCTGTTTCAGCGTTTACACCTTTACCGGTTGTCAAGATTACAGGCGTTGCAGCTGTGTTTGCAGCTGGTGCCATAGCGTGAGCAGCACGGGCGTATTTTTTAGCCAAAATGGCTTCTTTGTGCGCATTGGTTGCAGCATCAATTTTAGGGTAAGAAGCCCCTAAAACTTGATCATCCGTTAATTCGGTTGGCAAGCTTTGGAACTTGTGCAATTTGATGATAACTTCATCATCATCGTATTGTTCAAGTGCCAACGGATAGGCCGTATTGTCAACCAAAACGGTAGGTTCAAAATCTGAAGTAGGGATGTGGATAACGTTCTTTTCAGAAGCGGTACCGGAACCCATTTCAATTACTTCGGTATCTAATTCAGGGATACCATCCAGCCACGGAGCGTTTGCACCGTCATTAAGGTTTCTTTCAAACCTCTTTTCCCACATTTCAGGATAAGTACTTGGCATAATTCGTTTATTTATGTGTTAAAAATTCTGTTGATTTTCAGCGGTGATAAGGGCGTTTAAAGCCTATTTAAATAGGGCTTTGTATTCGTCCGGATTGTCTGTTTTGAAAGCAAGCTTTGCTTCATCAGAAAGCTTTTCAAAATCATCCATAGATTTTACTTTGCCTTCACCGGCATCGCTGTTTGATACCTTACCTGAAAGCGAAACTTTGGCAGGGATTTTTGCTAATAGCTTTGCGGTACCTTCAGGGTTGGCAATAGCATCTTTTAGCATTTCGGTTTCCTCTTCAGCGGTAATTTTACCGGCAAGCTTCGCTTCACTAAGCATAATTTTAGCCTGACTTTCTTTTTGGGCGGTAAGCTGGCTTTGCAAGGTTTCGTTAGTGGTTTTTTCGGCTGCTAAATCGGCATTCGCTTTATTCAGTTTGGCCGCAAGGCTTTCAACCGCAACGCTCAAATCACTTGCGTTTTCAGGGGCAACGGCAAGCCCTAAGGCTACCAATGCGGTAGCTGATAAAATGATTTTTTCCATTTTCTTTTGATTTTGTGTTTTATTATCCTTTGTTGTAAAGTCCTGTGTCAGTTCGGATATGCTTAACTTCACTTCGCTATCTTCCAATAGCTGACCGGGGGCGGCATAAAGTTTAAGGGCGTTGCCGTTGCTTGGTACCGCAACAATAGAAGCTTCAAGCACTTCAGATTTCATTAAATCCCAAATACCATCAGCACCCCTTTGCATATTCTCTTTTAAGAAGATGATGCCTAATGAACAGGCTTTTAAGAAGCCCCTTTTTACCTTGCCTGCAATTTTCTTTGCATCTTCATCATCCAAATCAAATTCAGCATCAGCAAGCAATAAAGAACCTTCAATTCTGATGTTTACCCAACGGCCAATTACAAACCAAATGCTATTGGTATGCTGTGCCAGCATTACCGGGTTAGCTTTAAATCTTTCAAGGTCTAAATCCTGATTACGCACCCTAAAGCCGTAACTGTTAACCTTGTTTTCATCATTCAGAATAAAAGTTTCTGCCATCTATCTTTTCGTTATGCTACAAAGATGTTTGACAGGCTAAAGCATTGAAAATAAGCGAGCAAGGTTTGCTCACATTTTTAGTATTACCTTCACTTTACTACAATTTTGCTACCATATATAGCAGAATATGGGATTAAAAAAGGCACAAGAAAAGGAGTATGCCCGTGTGCTGTTTGTTTCTGAAAACCTAAGTCAGAAAGAAATAGCCGACCGTGTCGGGGTTACTGAAAAAACATTGGGAAAGTGGATTGATGAAGGTGAATGGAAAAAGCTAAAGCGTTCGTTGCTCAACACAAGGCATAATCAATTGAATATGCTTTATGATCAATTAGAATGGCTAAACAACCACATTGCCACACGTAAAGTAATTTACGATGTACCCGACTATCTTTTAATACCCCAAAAAAAGGAATTGCCCGATGGTACCGTAATTGACGTGTACCCCGAATTTGATGAAACAGATTACCCCGTAAAGGTTGGTAATGTGGCCACTTCCAAAGAAGCCGATAGCCTGCTAAAGATTAGTGCATCAATTAACCGCCTTGAAGTAGAAACTTCAATTGGCGAAACGGTAGAAGTCGCAAGGGCTGTAATTGAATTTATCAGACAGAACAATTTGGATGATGCCAAAAAAATGACTGCATGGTTTGACCTCTTCATACAATCCAAATTAAAATAATGGCAAAACAGACTGATAAACATTATTTAGACCTTTGGCAGCAGTATAAGGATAACATTTCAAAGGCAACGCCGATTGATTTGTACGAAAGCCCCGCCGAAAAGAAAAAGCGGATTGAAAGGCTTGAAAAGAACCCTGAAGAGTGGTTTAAATACTACTTTCCAAACTTTTACACCTGCGAGCCTGCACCGTGGCATATTCAGGCCACAAGAAGGGTTATAAACAACCCTGAATGGTATGAAGTGCGTTCGTGGGCAAGGGGCTTGTCAAAGTCAGGCCGTACCATGATGGAAGTGCTTTATTTAGCCCTTACCGGTCAAAAGCAAAATATCATTTTGGTATCTGCAACCTTTGATACAGCTTGCCGCTTGCTATTGCCTTACAAGTCTATTTTAGAAAGCAATAACCGTATCATTAATGATTACGGCATACAGCAAAGTATTGGTAATTGGGAAGCGGGCGAATTTATCACCCGCAAAGGCGTTGCATTCCGGGCTTTAGGTGCCGGTCAAACGCCACGTGGTACCCGTAACGAGGCTATACGCCCCGACACCATTTTGATTGATGATATTGATACTGATGAAGAGTGCCGCAACGAAGATCGTATTAAGCAAAAAATCAAATGGATTGAAGAAGCTTTAATACCTACAAGGGATATTTCACGCCCGCTTTTGATACTGGCTTGCGGTAACATCATTGCACCGTTTTGCTGTATAACGGAAATGGCCAAAAAATCCGATAAGCACGACATTGTAAATATTCGTGACGGTGCCGGTAAAAGCACATGGCCACAAAAAAACAGTGAAGCGCACATTGACCGTGTATTAGGGCAAATCAGCGAAAACGCCGCCCAAAAGGAATACTTTAACAACCCTGTTATTGAGGGTGAAACGTTCCAATCTGTTACCTATATCAAAGCCCCTAAACTATCAACTTGTGATATGGTAGTGCTTTACCTTGACCCTTCAACCTCGAATAAGGATAAGGCTAAATCAGGCGGTAAAAGTCAGGTTTCATTTAAGTGCGCAATCATTGTAGGTTACAAAGCTTTTAAGTATTACACCTATTGGATTAGGTTAGAACAAACCAATAACAAAGATTTTGTTGACTGGATTTTTCAGGCAGATGAATACCTAACACGAAACGGCGTAGACCCTAAAGTTTTATACATCGAAAATAACAGCCTTCAAGACCCTTTTTATCAGCAGGTAATTAAACCAGCAATCTACAAAAAGGCTGAAGATGAATTTTTAAACGTGCCTTCATTACGTGAAGATACCCGTAAAAAGCCTGATAAATTCGACCGTATAGATGGTACGCTTCAGCCTGAAGATAAAAACGGCAATTTGCTTTTTGATGAAAAGCTTAAAGGTGATAAGCACATGAACAAAATGGAAAGCCAAATGCTGGCTGTATCGCCGAATGCAAAGTACATGGATGGCCCCGATGCGCTTGAAGGCGCCGTTTGGATTATCAAGTATCGTAAGGTTAGAAAAACAACCACTTACCGGGTTGGTAAGCGGGCAAATAGAAGATTTTAAATATTGATTTATGGCATTTATTACCAAAGAAGATTTTTACAGCCACATTTACGAAGAGGCGGTAAGCACCATTAGCCGGGGCAATGATAAGCACCTTAATTCAGCTATTCAAGCCGCCACAAATCAGGCTTTAAGGTGCATGGCAAGGTACGACACCGATGCCATTTTTGCGATTGCTACCGATGAAGAAAAGGCACCCTTTGCCGAACTGATCACCTACATGAAAGATATTGCCAAATGGCATTTTATCGGCGTGTGCAATGTTCAGGTTGATTATGAGGTTGCCAAAGATAGGTACAAACAGGCCGTGGCCGAACTTGATAAAATCAGGAAAGGCGAAGATATACCCGGATGGCCGCTAAAAACCGAAAGCAATGAAAGGCTTTACAGGTCGGGAAGTTCACCGAAGTTTAACCACTACTAAAATGCAAAGCATTCTTTGTGGCTAATGAAAACAATGTTTAACCGCACAAAAAACACCAATTAAATGAACTTGAATTTCAGTTTAAATTTCAGCAACCCGTTTAAAAGTAAAACGCTTGCTGACCAATCAGACAGCAAAAACCGCCGTAAGCTTCCATATACGCCAAAATCTGTTTTCCGTACACGTAAGGACATTAAAGACTGGAACAATGCCATTGCAGCGTTTTACAGTGCTGAAGAGCCTGCAAGCCACTTAATACAGCTTTTGTATAATGAAATTCTTACGGATGCACTTTTGTACAGCCAAAAGGAAAATAGGAACCGCCAATTGTTTAGCAGCACCATAAGGCTTATAAAAACAAATGGTGAAGTAGATGAAGAGCAAAGCGACATTTTGCGCAATCTTCCAATTTACCGTAAGCTAACACAAGCAATGCTTGATAGTGAAGATTTCGGCCATAGTCTTTGCGAATTGGAGTTAGTTAAAAACCCCGCTGGCATCATTTCCGTTGATGCAACCGTTTTGCCCCGTACAAACGTGGTACCACAAAAAGGGCTTTTCTATCCTGATTATACTAACCCGATTGAAAAAATTGCCTACCGTGAAATGCCTGAATATGGAACCTGGTTGTTAGAATTTAACAGTGGTGAAATTGGCAGGCTTAACCGTACCGTTAGCCACGTTCTATTTAAGCGATTTGCACAAAGTTGCTGGTCAGAACTTTGCGAAATATTCGGCATCCCGCCCCGTGTCATCAAAACAAACACGCAAGATACTACAATGCTGGATAGAGCCGAAAAGATGATGCAGGACACCGGTAGCGCACCGTGGTTTATCATTGACGATGCAGAAACGTTTGAATGGGGTGAAAGCGTTGTTACCAAAGGTGAAGTGTTTGAAAACCTGATTAACCTTTGTAACAGTGAAGTAAGCCTTGTTTTTAGCGGTGCTGTTATCGGTCAGGACACTAAGCACGGTAACCGTTCCAAAGACGAAAGCGCACAAGAAATGCTTTGGTATCTTGTGCAATCTGATATGGCTTTAGTGGCCGAATATTGGAATAGCTTAGGCTTACCGGCATTAAAGAAGTTGGGCGTAATAAAAGGCGATTTGCGTTTTGAATTTGCACCCAGCGAAGATATAGGCCAGCTTTGGAAATTTACCGAAGGGCTTTTACCTTATAAAACCATTGATAACGATTGGATTAAAGACAAATTTGGTGTTGAGGTAACCGGCGATAAACAAACCAACAACCAGCCTGATAACGAAGGCGAAAAGGACAAAAAGCAAAAAGCCGAAAGCGAAAAGCTAAAAGCAAACAACGCCTTAAATAGTTTTTTCGACTAAGCCCGGCGCAAATAGATGCGCTTAGCGTATCAAATGCGTTCGGGCTTGATGTTGCCCATGGTTGTTGCGAAAACCACGCTACACCGTTGACCGAATATGTGAACCTTGCCGCCGAAATGCCTTCGGGCTTTGGCCAAATCATGGAACGCATTATTCGCCAAATTTGGGAAGAGCAGGCAACCGAAGCAGGCTTTGCGCCCGAACTGGTACAGGCATACGGCCAGCAGTTTAGCAATGCCGTTACCAAGGGCTACGGCAAAGATTTCTTTGAAATGGATTGGCAAACGCCAGATTACGAGAAACTAAAGGCATTGCACATTGATGCGTGGAAATTCGCCAGCGCAAAAGGTAACGAACAAATGCAAAAGCTAAGCGATGCTTTACGCAAGCCCGATGGCAGTATGCGCACCTTTGAAGAGTTCAGGGCTGAAACCGTATTAATTACCGGGAAGCATTTGAGCGGCCTAAAAGCCGAATACAACACCGCCGTAGCATCGGCGCAAATGGCCAGCAAGTGGCAAACCATACAAGCGCAAAAAGAACTTTACCCGTATTTGCAGTACATAGCGGTCGAGGATAACCACATATCTAACACCTGCCTAAATTTGGCTAACCAGGTGCATCATGTAGATAGCCCGTTTTGGCGCAAATGGTACCCGCCAAACCATTACAATTGCCGTAGCAGCGTAAAACAATTGCGCCAACTACCTAAAGAAGATAACCCGACTTATACCGAACCAAATGTGCCTGAAATATTCAAGACTAATTTGGCCGATGCCGGTTTGATTATTCCCGATGGCCATAACTATTACAAAAACCTATCGGTAGAGGTTTACAACAAATACAAACGCCATTTTCCCGAAGCTTTACAGTTTGATATAGAGCCGTTGGAAGAAAAAGTAAACGGATTGGTTAGGGTACATTTTTTAGTCGATAGAAACGGAAACGATTTTGCCCGTGTATTAGCCAGCGCAAAAGAACTGGCCAAACAAGGCCACATTGCCGATGTAATGCCGAAGATTAACCGCAAAGACCCACTTTACGAAGTTTTATTCCTGACTTGTCCACCTTGTTTTTTTTAA